GGGGCGCGCACGGGTCCACAAATTTATAAGGGATCATAACGGGTTAGGGGTTTTCGCCCGTTTTGTTGCCATTTTGCCCCCATCTGGTACACTTCAAGATCTGAACCAGCACCCACGGGGGAACCCATGCCGATCGTCCATGACAAGGCGACGTTTCGCCCTGCGCCGACCTTGGCGAAGCTGCCGACCAACGCCGATCGCCAAGCCTTGCTTGACGCCGATGCAAAGGCGGAGGGTAGCGCGATCAAGTATCCGGCGCCGCCGCGAGATCTGAACGGCAACAAGCTGGCCCGCGCCCACTTCTCGAACTTGGTGCGGCAGATGCACCCAGATCACCTCAAGAACGCCATCATCCTCGAATATGTGGTCGAGGCGTCGCTGCTCTGGGCTTCGATCCGGCCCCTGATGCGCGGCCTCGCTGACGGATCGATCCCCTCCAAGGTGCCGGGGTCGACCGGCCAGTTGGCGCGATCGCCTGACTTCGACGTCGTCGATCGGCAGATGAAGTCGTACCAAAGCCTGCTGTTCTCCGCCGGCATCAAGGGCGTCAACGCGATGACACCCGACGACAAGGCCAAGGCGCGGGCTGCACGCACCGGCAAGGCCGATGCTGCGGTTCCTACCCTGACGGGTAACGTCCACAAGGACAAAGGCCTGATGGGCCTCTTGGCGAGGTCGCAGCCACAATGAAGCGCCAATTCGGAGCGGGGGACCGGCTAGGGACGTCAGCCTACTACAAGCAGTGGAAAACCACGCGGGCGACGTTCCTAGCCACGCACCGCTGGTGCGCCATGTGCGCCGGCTTCGGGGTGAAGCGGCTGGCCACCGAAGTCGATCACATCGTCAGCCGCGCAGAACGGCCAGATCTGACCTTCACTTGGTCGAACCTTCAGGGGCTTTGCATCCCGCATCACAACTCAGCGAAGGCCCGTGACGAGAATGCAGGATATTCCGACGCCACCGCCAGCGACGGCTGGCCATCAGATCCGAAGCATCCGCAGAACCGATGAGTTACAAAAGCGACAGCCTCTACGAGATCGACAATCGGGTCAGGCCAGCCTCCAAAATTTTGGAGGCTGCGCCGGCTACGGAAGAGAACGCCAATCCCGGCGCCGCCGGCGTTCACATCTGGGCGGCGAGGCCGGATGTGCCGCGCCGGATCGACATCCCCTTCAGCGAGATGACGATGGGGGAGAAGGTCTGCGAGTTCATCGAAGGCTTCTGCGTCGTGCCAGAGGGCGAATTGATCGGCACGCCGATGGTGCTGGCGCCGTTTCAGGTCAAGTTCATCTTGGACGTCTACGACAACCCCTTCGGCACAGCGAAGGCCTACCTGACGATGGCACGCAAGAACGGCAAAACCGCCCTGATCGCGGCGCTGTTGCTGGCGCATGTCTGCGGTCCTCTCGCCTTCCGCAACAGCCAGCTTGTGTCTGGCGCCATGAGCCGGGAACAGGCAGCGACGGTCTACAACCTCGCGGCCAAGATGATCCAGTTGAAGCCGGTCCTGAAGGCGCTGGTGTTCCCGGTGCCGTCAGCCAAGAGCCTCAAGGGGCTGGAGATGGGGACGGAGTACCGTGCGACGTCGGCTGAGGCCAGCACGGCCCACGGCGGCAGTCCGATCCTCGTCATCCTCGACGAGATGGGCCAGATCAAGGGGCCGACCTCCGCCTTCGTCGATGCCTTGGAGACAAGCCAAGGCGCCTACGCCAACCCGCTGCTGATCGCGATCTCGACCCAAGCCTCCGACGACAACGACCTCTTCAGCCGGTGGATCGACGACGCCCTGCTGACCCAAGATCCGAAGATCGTTTGCCACGTCTACGCGGCTGACCCTGATGCCGACCTGATGGACGAGGAGGCTTGGGCCTCAGCCAATCCCGGTCTGGGCGTGATCCGCAACGAGGCCTCGCTCCGCGCCTCCGCAGAAAAGGCCCAGCGCCTGCCGGCGGATGAGCCGACCTTCCGGCAGCTTTTTCTGAACCAACGGGTCGAGGCCAAGGCGCCTTACGTCTCCCGATCGACGTGGGCGGCGAATGGAGAGCCGCCAGACCCCGACGCCAACCTCCTCTGGTACGGGGGGCTGGATCTCTCCGCCACCGTCGACCTGACCGCCTTCGTCTCTGTGGGCTTCGATGACACCTCGCCAGAGGCGGCGATCATGCCGCGCCACGTCGATTGCAAGTTCTGGACGCCAGAATCCGGCATCTTCGACCGATCGGCCCGCGATCGCGTGCCATATAGCCAGTGGTGGAAGGAAGGCCACCTGATCGCGACGCCGGGGCAAACCGTCGACTATGATTACGTCGCTTTTCAGGTGGTTTCGGCCCTGAAAGTGCGAAGATACGCCAAAATTGCCTTCGATCGGTGGAATTTTGACGCTTTTTCGGCTGCGCTCCTGCGTGCAGGCCTGCCGCAGAACGACATCGACGCCCAGTTCATCGCCTTCGGGCAGGGGTTTGTCAGCATGGCACCCGCGTTGCGGCAAATGGACGAATTGATGCTAAATCATAGGCTTAGGCATGGAAATCACCCTGTTTTGGCGATGTGCATGCGGAATTGTATCGTTTTGACCGATCCGGCAGGAAATCGGAAGCTGTCCAAGGCCTCCCGCGACAAGAGGATCGACGGGGCCATCGCCCTCACAATGGCGGTCGGCGCCATGACTGCCAGCCCCGAAGCCGGCTTCGACGTGCTGGGCATGATCGGCTGAGTTGACCATCGCCCCGTGTTGCGGCATAATTCGCGCCCATGAAGCATCCATCTGGCCTACGCCGGCGACCTCCGAAAGACGAGCGCGGTTTTCCACCGCGACCGATCGAAGGCGACTGACTTTTCATAGGCAACGGTAACCACCGGCCATCATCCTCTCAGGAGATGCCCCGTGGAGAAGATCTTCAAGTCAGCCAGTCAGTCGGTCGATGATCCGCTTCAGTTCGTCCTCAGTGACGACAGCACCGACCGCATGGGCGACACGATCCAAGTCACCGGCTGGGATCTGACCAACTTCAAGGAGAACCCGATCGCCCTTTGGGCGCATGCCGCGACCCGACCGATCGGTCGCTGGGTCGATGTTCGGGTCGTCGGCAACAAGCTGATGGGCAAGCTGGTGTTTGCCGACGCCGGCACCTCGCCGATGATCGACGAGATCAGATCTTTGGTCGAACAGCGCATCCTGAAAACCGTCAGCGTCGGCTTCAACCCTCTCGACGCGGAGCCGATCCGCGACCCCAAGGGCAAGATGACCGGCTTCAACTTCATCAAGCAGGAACTCTTGGAGGTCAGCCTCGTCGCGGTGCCGGCCAATCCAAATGCCGTCGCCGTCGCAAGGTCGCTCCACCTGTCCAACGACACGATGAAGCTATGCTTCGATGCGTGGGATGACAAATCCCACCGCAAATCCCACAGCCCATCCCACGGCGCGTCTGCCGTCAAACTCCGCAAGGCCATTGCCGCAGCGCAGGCCGTTCTAGGATCACGCAAATGAAAACGATCGCAGATCGCATCAAGGAAAAAGAGACCTTCATCGCCGCGCAAAAGGATGCGCTTGCGGCGATCGACAAGGCCGCTTCGGGTGAAGAGCGCGACATGACCGACGACGAGGAAGCCCTCGTTGACGAGCATTCGTCCAACATCGAAGCCGCAGCCAAGGAGTTGAAATCCCTCTACCGGCTGGAAGCGTCGCTGGGACGCGAGGTCGAGCGTTCGATTACCCCACGGGGTAACGCACAGGCCAAGACCAGCGAAGGCAAGCCCGACGCCGTGCTGGTCCGCGCCGCGACCGCCAACTTCCTCGCCCACGTCCGCAAGCAGCCCTTCGATCAGGTCATCCGCGAGGTCTACGGCGACGACGCCCGCATGGACGCCGTGGCCAAGGCTGCGACGACCAACGCGACGACCACGCAAGTCGGCTGGGCCGCTGAACTTGTCCATGTCGGCTTCCAAGCCATGCTGGAAGAACTCAAGCCAGACTTCGTCTATCCGCGCCTCGCGGCGCAGGGCCTGACGATCGACTTCGGCTCCAATGGCTCTGTGTCGATCCCGCACCGCAATCCCGGCGGCCTCGCTGGTGCCTTCGTCCAAGAAGGCGGCACCATCCCGGTCAAGATGGGATCTCTGGGGACCGCCACGCTGAACAAGTACAAGATGGGCGTCATCAGTGCCTTCACCAAGGAGCTGGCCTCCTCGTCGATCCCGTCGATCGAAGCCATCATCCGTGACGGCATCCGTACCGACACCGGCGTGGCGATCGATACCGCCCTGCTGGATGGTCAGGTCGGCGTCGCGGCCGTGCGTCCCGCTTCGATCCTCTACGGCGTGACCGGCATCCCCTCGACCGGCAACACGCCGGCCAACATCTTGGCCGACATGACCGCGCTGCTGGCGGGCTTTGCTGCGGTCAACTCAGGTCGCCGCCTCGTTACGATCATGAACCCCAAGCATGTGCTTGGTCTGGCCACGGTCGTGACCGCGAACGGCGTGTTCCTGTTCAAAGAAGAGGTCAACGGTGGCCGCTTCATGGGGACGACCCTGATCGCTTCGACGACTGTCCCGGTCGGCAAGGTGATCATGATCGACGCGGCCGACTTTGCCACCGGCTTGGGTTCGCCTGAGTTCGACGTCAGCGACACCGCGACGCTGGTCATGGCCAACGACAACGGCACCGCACCGACGATGTCGCCCACGGGTGCGATCACCCTCGCCGGATCGATCCCGGTGTCTGGCGCTGCCCTGACCACGCCTCCGACCGCCGTGCAGTCGCTGTTCCAGACTTGGTCGATCGCCGTCCGCATGGTGATGCCGCTGTCTTGGGGCCTGCTGCGTACCGGCGCCGTGAACCAGATCACCGGCGTGACTTGGTAAGACCACGACCTGCCTGACCTCGACCCACGCGGATCTCCGCGTGGGTTTTTTCCGAAGGAGGCGCCCCATGAAGAACCCGACCACCGTCTGGAACGGCGAAAGCTGGGAAACCCTCGAACGGGAGGACGCGATGGCACGTGAAGAGGCCTGCACCGGCCAGATCGTCGACATCAACGTCGGCGCTCAGGATCTGTGGACCAAGGACCAGTTCAGGAAGGCCCGCGAGATGCTGAAAGGCGCCAAGCCGAAGGCTGGCACCTACAAGACCACCGACATGAAGGCGGTCAAGAAGTGAGCCTCCTCACCCGCATCATGGGCGTGTTCGGGGC